CCGTCTGTAGAAATCTCAACGCTAAACGGCTGCGGAGAATAACGACCAGCAGCAATTACAGGGCTGTAATTGTGTGCAAAGTCAGGTGTGTCTGTTGGTACAAAACGACTTGCATAATCGTCGTTTGCTTCAGGCGGCATCACTGCAATGATGTTGATTGAATCGCCCGGTAAAACGTATGCATATTTCCATTCTGGCCAAGGGTTATCAATTGCAGCCAGGTTAACTCGGCGCATATTGAAATTCCAGTTGTGCAATTCGAGCAATGCATCTCGAGCAATAGGATAGAAGCGAGCGCAATGCTCTGCCTGGGCCGATCCCTCTGGTGGTGAAATGCTTGACACGGTGGCGTTGTCGCCCAGATGTCCAAGTGCCAAGTTACAAATATCGACTTCTGATGCCATCGTGGCCTCCTATATGAGAAAAAGGGGCCGTGGTTTCCCAGCGGCCCCTATGACTACAGTACCCGACAAGTCGGATTACACAGAGCCTTATTCCGCGCTTGCACGCTTGGCTTTGGGCGACCACTTTTTGGTGGTTGCTTCAGCCGCTTCTTGCTCGACCTCATCAGTTTCAACCGGAGCGCCTTTGAGGTATTCCAGGTTTGTGTTTTTGGGGCCATCGTATTCGAAAACGTCGCCTGCTTGACGCATGCCATTGTCAACGAAACAGATTGTTTTTGCGCGAACTTGAGCCATGTGTTATCTCCCTTGTTAGACCACAGTAAAGCCAGAAGCGTAAAACTTCTTGCCGTCTTGGATGTCGGTTACGACGTCCGCTGTCACAGTACCAGCACTGTAAGTGCCAGAGATTGTGTAACGTGCGCCAATGTAACGTGTTCCAGTAGATGCGATCTGTGGGTTGATACGAACTGCTGCGTTGTAACCAGCAACCAATGAAGCAGTAACAACTGCGTCAGAAGAGCCAAGAACAACAACACCAGATGACAAAGCAGCGTTGGTTGCGCCAATCACTTCAAACTTAACAGAAGTACCACCAGTTAAAGCGGCAGTCACTGCAAAGTTCATATAGAGATCATCGCCTTCGCCGATGTCGCGGATTTGAGACAAGTCGATGGTATCTGTAGACACGGCAGTGGTAGTCAATGCCTGGTCTGTTGACACGCGTAATAGTTTATCGGTAATCATGATTTATTCCTTTCAGTTAATGGATCGATTAGGACACTACGGCTTCAGCGTTGATGATGGCATCAACACGGCGAAGCGGAACGCCCAAGAATGACAACCAGCTATATGGTGTGCCAAATTGGCTCAAGCCTTCATTGATCTTCAGAACGTATTGTGACTTGTCAAGAGCAGCGATGCTCAAGCCAGAGTGAACAGTACGGTTCATGTAGAACGCTGCACGACCCATTGCCATGTTAGGAATACGGTACAAAGAACGTGCCATCAGCTTAACGATGTTAGTCGCAGCAGAAGCAGCTTGAGTACCAGTTTGACCGATCAAGTCAGACACGTCGATGTTACAGATACGAACAACATAGCGCCAATCTTTAACGACCAAGCCGTTTTTCCACTGGTAGCGAGTTGCGTACGCTTGCAGACGAGTACCGTCGCTGTTGTACACAGTTTGCTCACCCAAATCTTCATGGATCAAGCCAGCTTTAGAGCCTTTAGGGAAGTGGCAATACACAGTGTTGTCGCCCCAAACTACGAGGAACACAGAGGTGTTGTCAGAGCCAGAACCACCAGCAGACAAGATGTTCTGTGCGTTAGCAGCAGACAAGCTTGAATAGCGTGGAGCCATACCAAGGTATTGCTTTGGATCTGTACCAGGGTTGCCGTAGAACAAAGTCGTGGCTTGAGTCTGGTTCATTGCTTCCAAGAAAGCGCTGTCTTCAGACAAACGGAATTGAGCGGTATTACCGTTCAACATTGCCAAGTCTTTGTCAACTTCAGAACGTGCTTCCAAGATACCAGCCGCTTCGTCAACTTGTGCAGTTGTTGATTTGGTTGATGGAATACCTTGGTTCAATGCACGCCAGTAGACGCCAGGCAAACCAGTACGAATAACAACGCGTTCGCCAGTAGGCAAGTTGCCTTCTTTGAATACGCAGTCTTCGAGAACTTCGTTAGATTGTGAGAGCAGTTCCGCAATGATCGGAATACGACCATCTGGATCTGTACGTTTGGCCCAATCGGCCAGGGTAAGGTTTGAGGTTGCAAGAGTTGCCATTTTTAGCTCCTATTAAGATTGCTGATTTGAATAAAGTGCCGCTGCTTTTGCATTGAAGTCTTGTGGGCCTGTGGGTTTACCACCAGCACCAGGTGAGCTTCCTACAAAAGTATCTTCACTAATTGCCTTGCCTGCTCTGTACATAAACCGAATCACTTCGGGGTTATTGCCCAGACCAGACTGTACAAGCAACGTACGCAGTTCGGGCGTACCGAATGAATCAAGCGCTTTCTTCGCAACGGCCATGTTTTCGTTGAGCTTATCTCCACCGAATTCTTTGTCCACTTGCGATTGCTGCGCCCACTCATTACGAATGGCCTCCACCTGGGCAAGTTGACGTTCCGCAATTTTCGGCCCCATCGACTCCACCAGTTTTTGCGCGGCATCTTGAGTCAAGTTCAACTCTTTAGCAATTTCCGAGAAATTTCCAATTATCTCGGCGTCAAACTCTTTGCCTTCAGGGGCTTTGAATTCGTACTTTTCAGGTGCGCCTTGAGGCTTTTCAGCCTGGGTTTCACCATCCTTATTGGCTTCAGGGTTGTCAGTATTGGCCTGCTCCGAGGCTTGCTGATCTTGTCCTTCTGATGCTTGCTGCTGATCTCCATAGAGAGCGTCTGCCGTCGCTTGGCTCCCATTGGAGTGTTGCGATGCTTGAGCGCCTTCGTTGGTTGTTGCGGCTGTATCAGTCATCTGCGTTTCCATTTGAATTCTCCTTAACCATTTGTGGGTAAAGCTCCGAGCAGTGCGTGTGAATCAGTGAAAGCGTGCGATTGCCGAAGTTCCTGTTACCTTCAGCGAATGCCATAGACATCGCGTTGGTATTGAACGACAGCCGGAACACACCCGCCTGATCCAGAAGACGCCAGATAATCCGACGCCCCCGCTTACTACCCATGAGCCACTTGAGATCCACCTCTTCGTTTTCGCGAACAAGCTTATCGCGAAGCTTTTTATCGGCCTCGGTCTTTTCCTGACCGCGAAGGTCTAGAGGGTCATAATTGCTCATGTCGTCAATCTATCTACGGCACATGTGGATACGGGAACCATCATCCAGCCACATTTACGTTTCATCGTTCTTTACCAGGATGCCTTCGATCACAACTCCAACCGAAGCGGTTGATAGATTTGTGTTGGCATGCCATTGCAAACTTGTTTTTTCTGTGTATGGGAAAGGCACAACTCGTCTTGCCTCATACCTATCCGAGAACGGCGACTGCAAAATGGAAAGAATTACCCCATTTGCAGATTGCGCCCTTACGTCATAAACGCAATAGTTGCCACTGCCACCTGAATTGTTTGAAAAAACATCAACACGGGTCAAATAAAAAGTATACCCAGCAGGCACGGTGTATTGCGCCATTTGAGTTTGGCCAGCGCCAGCCAAAATCTTTGCATAAGTAGTGCCAGCATTACTTACTGTTATAGCGCCAGCGGCATTACCCGCGGTTGTCCGAACATTGTTTATTCGCAAATAATTATTTGCGGTCGTAACTGGAGTTGTTCCGTTAAGAGTAATTGATTCTGTTAAGACGTTGTAATTTGCATCTAGCCCAGTAATCAGCAGGGTTACAGCAGTATCCGATGCGCTAGCGCTCACCAAGCTCATTGGCACTGCGCTGCCTGGGTAAACATAAGCAGTTGCGTTTTCCCACACGCAAATTGACGTCGTCGCAATCGAGCCTTGATACCCAAAAATATTGACCAAGCTATGGCCGCCAACCAATCCGCGTGCAATCTGAAGGGCTAGATCCTCCGAACGCGAAAGCTCGCCAATTGATTGGTAGTGTTTGACAGCCATTTAGGGTGCGCCAAGCATTGTGCTTTGTAGGTTGTTGATGGCGCGAGGTTCGGTCGTGCCATTGTTGTTGCCATACAGCTTGCTGGCGCGGTTGTCGTTCTGCGCTTCGTCAGTTTGGCCGATGCCCATGTCAGTGATCTGCAACTCAACTCGCATGTCCTGGCCTTGGCCTTGGGTGTCATAGGCGCTGGTGCTTTTCACTGTGGCCTTGGCTGTGATCATCATCTCGCCGCCAACTTTTGGCAACGCGGTAATGCCAAGCTTCTCAAGCTCATCTTTGCCCAAGCTGATGCACAAACCGTACGGATACTGCGGCTCGTCAGCTTCTATTGCCCCAGGCATCTCTTCGCGCTTGGGTTGTTGCTTCATGTTTACGAGTGCCATGCTGATCTCCTTACGCCAAGCGGTCGAGCTTAAACAAGTCTCGCGCCAGGTTGTTTAAAAGGTCATCGATGGCCGCCTGGATGTGAGTCTCTGTGCCCATCATCATGCGATTTGATTCAATGTAATCGTAGATCTTCCAGGCTTCAGCGCCATAGGTAGACATGTCAACATCTTTAAAGGACAGCGCTGCGTTTTGGCAGCCCATGTACACCTCGGCCACTCGATCCAAGTCGTCTTCCAGGTTGCTGTAGACCTCTCCCAAAGCCTCATGCGCTGCAAAGCTGCCTGGGCCTGTGGTCATCAGGTGAACCTTGTGAATGACATGAACGGCCATCAGCAGCTTCTCGATAAATTGAGATGCAGCGCCTGCGTCGCTCTTGTCGTTTTCCATGTTGCCGTAGAGCAGCGTGCCCTTGTTTGCTGTTGCCATTTAGTTTCTCCTTAAATTTGTGAAGGCGATGGGGATCCATAGCCACTAAATTGATTCATGATGTCCATGCCTGCGTTTGTACCTTCGCCAGTTTGCACTGTGCCAAG